TCCCCGTACCCGTACCCGGACCCGGACCCGGACCCGTACCCGTCCCCGTACCCGTACCCGGACCCGTACCCGGACCCGGACCCGGACCCGGACCGACCCCACCCCGCCGGAACAGTGCCGAACATTACAGCGTCCATGGAGACTTTTCCCACTTGGCTTGCGCTTCCGGAGTGACTTCGACGATCGACGTGACCTTGTACAGCGTGAGCGACAGGACGGCCGGGCCGATCTTGCAATCGTTTGTGGGGCCACTGGACGCGAGACCGAGAAAACCTTTCACGTCGGCCGACCAGTAGACGCAGTTCCGCGCGTCCTTGAGCGTAACGGTCGCGCCGGGCTTGCTCGCCAGGAATCCGGCGAACACCCCACGATGCTCGGTGGTCACCATGACGTACTGTTGCTTCTGTTTCTTCATCTCACGTTTCTCCCCTTGCTCTTGGCTTTCTTCGTCTCGTGCCAGTCGTGACTCTTGCAGCGCGGGCAGCGTTTGGGTTCTGCGATACGTGGCGTCCATCGCCACTCGCAGGCAGCGCACTCGAAGGTTGGTAGTTGCCTCATGCGGAGTTCCTTATCATAGGGAACTGGACTGTCAAGCTATTTCTGTTCCCCGCGCACCACATAGGCAGCAGCGAGAATGCGCCCCGTTGCGGGGATCTCGTGATCCTTCAGTCGATAGCCAGCGAGAAGCCTAGCGGCGACGAGGAGGTCAGCGGGAGTTAGGACGGCGGCGATCATGGGCATAGCCTCGTACCTGCGCTATGGCCTAGGAAGTAGCCGACCATCCAACCGACCGTGAAGACAACCAGGATCACGATGACGGCCTCGGTGTTGCTAACGAATAGGGGCCTTGATCTGAAGCTCATGGCAAATCCGACCATTGCGAAACGACTATCATGATCGCGATCAGTCCCGCGAGAAGCACGACTACGTAAGCCCAAGTGAGTACCTTAGTCATGGCTTGGCAATCTCCATGTAGGCTTTGCGCCAGTTGTCGCGTTCGGTTTCGGCTTTTCGTGCGCGAATCGTGAGGTTGAAGCAGCTTTCGATCAGCATCTTGTGCTCGGGATCGTCGCAATCGTAGGTGTCCTTGCGTAGTACGGCCTCTCGTTCGGACGCTGCTCGTCCACAGTCGAAAGGATCTCCCCAACACCAATCCGGTCGTGATCCTTCGGGGAGGGAATACCATTCGGCCTGGAAGGGTTCATCTCGGCCGCAAAGCCCGCAGCGAGTTCGACCGCTCATGCCTGCACCAGGAGGCCGAGGAACGCTTTGTACTCGTCCTCGTTGCTAGCCGTTCCGACTCGGTGCTTTCGCCCGTCTTGGACTTCCCAAAGCGCCCAACGTAGGCGTGGAAGAGTTCGTCCCTTAGACCAAAGCCAATAGGCGCGCACGTAGCGATAGCCGTTGGGTTTCATAGTTGTTCCCCGATAGCAGCTTCTATGGCCTCAGCTCGCGAGTCGAGCATTTGTCCTGAGCAAACCCATAGGGTCATGTCGTCCTGGTGTTCGATCGTCCACGCGAAGTCATTGATCCCGAGCTTCCAGCGATCGAGGCACCAGAAGTAACGGTCGCGCGGGATGTCTAGGCCAGACGACGGACCGTCCATGTACCTGTGGATGCGCCACAGGGTCTTCCCGTCGTTCCCTGGGAGCAAGTAGTCCCCTTTGCGTAGGCGGCGTAGCTGGTATTTGCGTTGTGTCATTTCTTATCCTTCCCCGTGCCATCGCAGGCAGAGCAGATTTGCGGGCAGATAGGGCAAGTAGCTAGGTTGCAGGCGTGCTCGCCTTTGCCTTTGCAGCTAGCGCAACGCTCGGAGTTAGCCACGTTCCACCTCGGCGAGCTTGGCTCTTAGGTCGCTCATGGCGGCTTTGAACCTCACCGACATGGCCGTGTTGGTTTGAGCGTCGTAGGCGAACAGAGCGAGCGTTACAGCATCCGATACCGCGCGTAGCGCCTCGTACTGGTTCACAGCTGCGACGATTAGGGCGGCGTTGGCTAGATCCTCACTCTCGATTTGCTCCCGAGCCGGTGAGCCGTAGCGCGGGTACTCCACTTGGATCGTAGCAATTGCGCGTTCGTGTGTGGCAATCTTGAATCGCCCATCCGTGCGCCACGGCCTCGGTGTAGCCTTTTGTAGCGTCTCATCGTCCATCGGGGATGCCTCCATTTCGCTATACGGGCGCGGTGTGGGCGTTTTGGCGGCTAGGCAGGTACGAGACAGCCTTTGCAGTAGCAGGGCTCCGTATAAAGGCTGTGGGCTCTTAGAACTTCAGCTTTGGTGTTCTCGTGGTACTGATGGCAGCCCGGATCGCTAGCGTTGCAGTACCCGTTGGCGAGGTAGAGCCACCAACCGTCCTCGTCTTGCTCTAGTTTCTCTATGCGTTTGTCCGCCATGTTCATTCTCCCTTGTTGGTTAGCGTAGCCTCACCGTCACGCGCCACTTGCCTCAGAAATGGCGCGGGGCTGGGGGGCTTTAGCGACGTTGAAACCTCAGCTTTCCCTTGCTGGCTAGGTCTTGTAGTGCCTCGGTCTTGATGCGATCTACATCGGACTTTAGCTCGGCATTCGTAGGCGTGCGCCCGAGCTTCGCGTGTAGTGCTTCGTAGATCGTAGGCTTACGCATTCTGCATTCTCCCTTCGGGGGTTAGGCTAGGCTGTTCTTCTGCCGTTGCAGCTCGTCCGGAGAGCACCACGCGCACCATGAGGAACTGGGATGGATGCATTCTAGTGCGTTGTGCCACCAAACGCCGTGAGCCGGGCAATCGTGACCTTTGCAATGGGTATCGACTTGTACTGGCTCTCTTTTGCCTAGGACATAGACTTGCTCTGTCATCGTGGTTTCGTCCTTTCGGGGGGGTTAGGAAGACAGCCGATCTGCCTGACAGACGAACGAGGCTTGAGAAACCTCGCCGTAGTAGAAGAACAGACCCGAGCAGAGCGTATCGCCGTCTAGGTCGTAGGCTACGAGCCAAAGACGCTCGAAGGGGGATTGATAGACAGTGTTTCCCTCGGTTCGCTCTTTGCCAGTCGTCCAGAAGTTCAGCATGGTTTCGATCTCCCTGTTTGCGCTGCTTTTACCCTATAAGAGCGGAAGAATCGTACCAGTTTCCAACCCTTCCCGAGCCAGATTGAGAGAAATCAATAGCTTAGGTCAGTCGATTACGGCGCTAGATAAGCAGCCGATAATCAAGAGAATTATACTACGAAGCGCTCGTTAGACAATTCATGCAGACCAAATGAGCTATTGATCCCAAGGTGGAACGAAGCTACATGACCTATCAGTGAGGCGTAGAGATTAGTACGAGACTCGTATCAAATCCATTCTAACGAGCGTTAGAAAAGGAATAGATAACTAAGACGATCATCATTCGGAACTCATGATAACTACTAACGAAACGCTAGATCGGAGATTTTCTAACTTCCGTTTGGTTGACAAGCTTTTCAGTTTTCCCCCTTTATGGATTCCCCCGCTAAACAAAAGGCTTTCCACTTCGCCTGCGCTACTAGTACTAAGCCTAAGCTATGACTAGTGCTGCGTTAGCTCTAGACTTAGGCGTAGCCTACTCGTCGTGTAAGCCTAAGCTACCTAAGCGAAGTAAACCTCAGCCTCCGGCTAACCTATCCCACCCGTATACATTAAGGGCTCAGCCTAACCTTGCGCTATCTAAGAGGCTTAGAGACAGCGCAGCTTGGGTACTAGATACGCTTAAGGGACCCCTATTGAACTTAGGGGATACCTTAGGGGTGTACCATGTATTGAAGGGATCTCCTCGGAGAGGAGGGGGTTACACTTCACGACTAGCTACCGCTAAGCAGGGTATAGCTAACAGTGACAGTGCTAGTGGTAAGTCTAAGTCTAAGGGTTCCCTAAGTGACAGTGGGGATACCTTAGTACGAACTAAGCGGGGTAGGGGGAGGAAGTATAACAGTCGTGTAGATCTAGTAGTGCCTCCAGCAGAGGGAATTAGAGACTGGGACAGTCCGTATGATGATCCTCTGTTTCCATTATATGCTCTGCAAGTAGCATCTGGGGCTATTGCGGAAGATCCTACATTGCCTGTTGAAGTGGAGAGTATCTGGGACTTACGTAGGATCGTTATCGAGAATGCTTTGGAGAGACCCATCAGTGAGAAGGAGTGGTATATCTACAGGGCGAAGATGGAAACGACTGACGCAGTAGCGGAGGAGATCGTTCATCAGCGGAGAGTAATTACTGATACGGAGTTCTTAGCGAACAAGTTCAAGAGAGTACCGGAGCACAGTTACACTGATCCCAACAATCTGGAGAGACTAGCGCGACTGATGGACAATATTCCACAGTCACCGAACAAGAAGGCACGGACTAAGCACGGTAGATCTAGTGACAGGAAGCTCATTCACCCACCGGGGGTGGATCAGACGATACGTTAGTGCGAGCGATCAAGGATCAGCCGAGGCTCATAACCTTGGACAGCTCGGGGCAGTACCGAGGCTCGCTACTCCTTGACAGCCCCATCATCCACCCCTTAGAAGCGCTCATGGGGTTCTTCCGTGGCTAACGAAGCCGCTACGACTGAAGTAGACGAGTTCAACGGTAGGGTAAGGCAGATCCTATCGGTTACCCTGAAGGATCAGGATCTCCAGAAGGTACTTCCCCATGTGGTCGTGGAGGAAGGATCTCTGGAGAGTGGGTTCATGTTGATTCTCTGTGGGGCTACGACGGCGATGGCCGCAGAGAAGACGAAGACCAACAAGCGCCAGCTCGCTTGGCTGGCTAGTACGAGAATTGGTAGACGCACCGGTAAGACTACCTGGGGTGAGCTACAGACCCTTCAGGACCACTGGAGGCTGGAGTTTATACTCCGGTGCCTGATGCCTCATGCTCTAGGGGAGAGGCTACCCGACAAGACTACGATCGACATGATCTTGGGGTTCATCGCAGCAAAGAGCCGTCTCCGGGAGATGATGATGCCGGGGGCGGTCAAGGCTCCGGTGTCTGACGAAGAGAAGGATCGCTTAGCTAGGGCGAAGGATCTGAAGAAGCACGGGAAGGAACGCAATGCCAAACAAGTCAGCCGCAAGAAGGGCAGCGGAGGAACGGATGAACCAGTTGAGTCCGGGACCATCGACGCACGAGTCTCAAGCGGTGCCCTATTCTCCGACGACCCCGATCCTTCCCGCATCCCTTCCTAAGAGCGAGTTCCGTTTTCAGACGGAGAACCGTCTCCTGATTCTTCACCTGGAAGCCGTTCTTCGAGAGGTGGGTATCCGAGACGGAATGCAGGCCATCTCTCAGCAGTTCTGTGCGGGCTGTGTTCACTCCAAGCCCGCCGGCAAACGAGACTGCGTGAAGGCTCGTCAGCTACTCCAGAAGATCCGGGAGGGTGCGGACCTTGAGTGACCAGCTCACGGAGAAAGAGCGAGAAGAGATCGAGGCTCGAATCGCAAGTGCTGGTCCAGGCGCGTGGGTAGAAGTACCGAAGGGCTACCTAACAAGCCGTGACCTGGGCCGTGACCTAATTCGTCGCTGGAGCCGCGAGGTGGAAGATCGGGCATTTCTGAATCTCGCCCTCGCCCCCGAGTCCCCGAAGCTTGAATGGAATCTCCGTGCCCTTGTGGAGGAGGTTCAACCCTCGGAAGCCCTCTCCGTCATGATCGAATGCATCCGTCCCTCTGCTCAAGATACCTTGGCTGCGCTCGATAGACGCGGCTACGAGATTCGAAAGAAGGGGCTCTAGCGTGTGCGTGTATTGCATGACTGGGGACCAGTTCTTTCGTAGCCCTCGTCCGCCGTGGGTTCCGGAGCCGTGGCCGGTCACGGTGCCCCGAGAGATCATTCCGCAGCCGTATCGGCCGTGGCCCGTCGATCAGGTCAAGGAACTGAAGGAACTTCTCGAACGAGTGAAGGCACTCGAAGAGAAGGTCATGCCGTGCCCGTGCGAGCCGAACAAGGCCGACTACATCCAGATGTGCGCCGATCGGATCGCGGAACTTGAACGAGGCTCGCCCTAAGTGGCCGAGTCCTTCCCAGACGATCTAGACGGAGCCCGCGAGAGCTTCGGAGAGTATTACCTCTCGCTCAACGCCCAGTATCAGTGGCTGGAGTTCCAGCAGGAGAAACTATTCCCTGCTCTGGAGAGAGTCGAGAAGGGCGAGTGCCGTAGGCTCGCGGTCTTCATGCATCCGGGCCTCGGGAAGACGACTGCCATGACGGCATTCTCTTCCTGGTACATCGGCAAACACCCGTCCGAGTCCATCATGAATCTCTCGTACTCCTCCGGACTAGCGAGAGACGCCGGCCTACAGGTCAGTCGCATCATGCACTCCGGTATGTACGGGGCGCTATTCCCGGATGCCTCTCTCTCCAAGGAAGCACGCGGTCACAAGCAGTTCATGACCGTGAAGGGAGGCAATTACTGGATCGCTGGATTCAAGTCGGTTGTCTCCGGACGCCGGGTCAACCTGATGATTCTGGATGACCTGATCCGTAACTGGAAGGAAGCCAACTCCGAAACCACCCAGGCCCAGATCATCAACGACTACAAGTCGATCATCCGTACCCGTCTAACCAAGAACGGCAGCATCGTTCTCTGCATGACAAGATGGGGAGCATGGGATGCCCCGAAGCGGATCTTGGAGCTAGAGGGCATTAAGTCCGGCATGGACGGAGTAACCGAAGGCGGAGAGTGGGAAGTCCTATCGCTCCCCGCAGAAGACGCAGACGGCAACTATCTCTGCGAGGAACTAGTCGGAGCCAAGACCTACGAGCGAGCCAAGAAGGACAAGCGCACCTGGCAATCGCTCTACATGCAAGACCCGTCTTCCTCCGAAGAGGACCACTGGTTCAAGGCGACCGATTTGGAGTTCTACGACAAAGATCCCATGCCGGGTGACTTCAAGCACCTGGCCAAATACATGATCTGCGATCCCGCTCTGGGGAAGCGCCTCTCCAACGACCGTACGTCCATCCCGGTCTTCGCGGCCGGAGAGAATGGCAGAGCCATCCTGGTCGATTGGGTGCTAGACCGTCTCGACCCCTTCGAGAGAACCACAGCCATCATCCGCCTGCTCCGGAAGTGGATGCCTAGGACTTTCATCTACGAGGCGTACGGGCTTCTAGCCGACGCCTTCTACCTGGAGAAAGAGATCAAGGCAGCAGGTCTGCCCTCCCACTGCTACCCGATCCAGGTGGGCAGTAGGGGTGGTCGGCACCAGCTCGCCAAAGAAGACCGGGTAAGGCAACTCGTACCCGACGTACACGATCATCTGCTATGGTTGCCCCGCAAGCTAGAGAGAAAGCTCGTGAACGGCGATACGGTGGACCTGATCGAATACTTCATCCGCGAAGAGTTCAGCACCTATGCGGGCGAGGGTAGTACCCGCTTCGACGATGGCATCGACTCGTTTAGCCGTCTCAAGGAACCCGAACTCGACTTCAAGTACATCAACCTAGCGCCGAGCGAGGAAGACGACTACAACTCCCAGAGCGTGTACGCGAATCTTCCACCGGGGGCTTCTTGGGAAGGTCTCTACTGACATGAGCCTGATGTCCCGTTTGATCGAGTTAGCGACCGAGGCGGCGTTCCCGGTGGCCTACGTTTCCGTCGAGCAGCTAGACGACATTCGGAAGAACTTCACGGTCGCCGGATGGCGGTACGCGATGGAGATGTCGATGAACCTGAAGCAGATCCGTGACCCGCGCGAGGGTGATGCTCGGAACATCGCCGTCGTTCATGGCGTGGTCTTGCGCTACAAGAACCTACCGGAAGCGACAGAGTTCGACTTGACCGACTATGGCCGCAACTGAACCCCTCTTCGGAGTCGAGCGCCCGAATGCTTTCGAAGTCGGAGAGCCAGAGAAAGCCCTGGTTCCGGGCTTCCCCATCCAGAAGAAAGAAGCTCTCCCCGAGGCCGACGAGACACTGATCGAGTGGATCGGCAAGGAAGTAACCGGAGCCGAGAAGGGCCACGTCGGTGCATTTCGATCCGACGCCATGGAGGCGTACAAGTTCTACAACGGCCACCAGATCGACCCCGTTGACCTCGACCTGCTGAAACAGTTCGGCCGCCCCCACAACGCTTTCAACTCTCTCCAGAAGTTCATTCGCTTCGTCAGCGGCGTAGAACGAAGATCACCAGAGGCAGTGATCTTCAGAGCGTTAGAAGAATACGACACGGCGGCCATGGCGGACTCCGAGTCCGCTACTCGTGCCTACGAGTGGGCTGCACGTCGGGGACACTCCGCAAACGAAACCAGCCGTGCGTTCTTCGATGTACTGGTCGGCGGCATGGGATGGGTCGATTGGTATCTCGATACGGTCTCCGAGGCTCGTCCCGTCCCGAAGCCGCAACGCTGCCCTCTTTGGGAAATGCTCTGGGCTAAGTCCGAGAGGGTCAACCTGGAGAATACGCGCTGGCGCGGTCGAGAGATCGAGATGAGCTGGCGTGACGTCGCCCAACGCTGGCCCGAGGAAGAAGACCTAGCCAAGACCCTCGCCTTTGGCAGCGGCTTCGAAGGCCGTCCGGAGCCCGAGAAAGTTCAGTACGAAGTTCCGTACGTGACCACCGAGAACTTCGCCGGCAAGAACGGCGACAAGCGGAAAGCCGGTAAGGTCAAGGTGCTGGAGTTCCAGTGGTGGGACGATACACGAGGCTTCGCCTTCCAAGATCCCCTGGACGGTCAAGAGACCTGGCTAGAGCGGAAGGAGTTCTTCACCTACGCGCGTAAGCTGAACATGCTCCGCTATCCTGTAGAGGGCGAGGAGGAGCGTTACCGGAGGCTTCACAAGCGGATCATTCTCCTAGAGCGGAAGTACCAGCTCGGAGACATGGGCCGCATTCCGGGGAATCGGTTCTCACTCAACTGCATGACCGGGCAGTGGGACGAGTCGGACGAGCAGTGGTACGGATTCATCCGCGTCCTCATGGACCCGCAGCGGTATGCGAACAAGTTCTTCAACCAGTTGATCGAGATCATCGGACACCAGGCCAAGGGCGGCCTCCTCTACGAAGAGGGCGCGATTGATCCCAAGCAGCGTAGGACTCTAGAACTCAACTACGCAAAGCCCGGCGCGTTCACCGAAGTAGCCAAGGGGGCTATCTCGGAGAACAAGATCAAGCCGAAAGAGCTACCGACCATCGCTCCGGGGACCATGGAGATCCTGAAGTACTCCACGGCCTCCATGGAGAACGTATCGGGGCTCCCTCCGGATGCCATGGGCATCGGCGGAGGGAATGTACCGGGGGTCACGGGTAAGCGCCGGCAGCACGCCGGCCTGGTACTCTTCAGTCAGGAATTCGACAATCTATCCCAGTTTCGTGAGGAAGAAGGGCGGATCGTCCTTGGTTTCTTAGGCGTGATAGCCGATGGACGAACGATTGGCCCACCGGGACCATTCGAGCCCATTGCCTACAAACTGGACCCGAACGTCTTCAAGAGAGAGTACGACATCTACCTGGATGATGCAGAACTCGACCCGACTCTCAGGGACAAGTACTCCGAGCAGATCATGGCGATTGCTCCGACCATGATGCGAATGGGCCTCTTCCAGCCGGAGATGTTCGACTACTTCGATTGGCCGGTCCGGGTACGCGAGAAGGTCAAGGCAACCATGAAGCAGCAGGAGCAGATGAAGCAGTACGCTCTGCAACATGGTCTACCAATTCCGGGCGGCAGGGGACCGCAAAGAGATCCCAAGGAACAGGCGGCCAAGGTCGAGAAGCTACAGGCAGAGGCCGCATTGGCTGCCGCTAAGGCTGGGGCAGTCGGTGGAAGCAAGAAGGTCAAAGAATTTGCTACTCTGGTCGGCGCGCTCGCAAAAGCTCAAAAGGCTCAGATCGAGAAAGCGCAGGCGTCTTCCCAGATTCGGAACGATAACCGAATGCATCAGGTCGAGCACAGCAAGGGGATCGTCGATACGGCTGCCGGTGTGATCGACATTCTCACTGGTGGCCAGAACCCCCCCCCGCAGTCTGGTGGTGCGTGAAGCCAGTAGGCGAAGTAGTTGCCTGCGTCGTCGATTACGGGACGTTTGCGAGCCTGAGTGAAAAGCTCGCCGAGACGATGGCGAAGGTCTTCTACTACTCGCCCTTCGAGTCAGAGTACCTGGACTGCGCGCCGTGCTTTCGAGGAATGGGTTTGGACAACGTCGAGCGTGTCGAGGATTATCTAGATCCGAAGTTTCTTGCTTCGGTCGATCTGTTCGTCTTCCCCGATCGGGGCTTCGGTGGTCTCCAGCGCCACCTCCGCGACGACATGCAGAAGGCCGTATGGGGTAGTCAGGGTCTCTGTAGGATCGAGGAATTCCGGACGGAGTTTATCGACTTACTCCGAGAGCTAGAAATGCCGATGGTCCAGTCGGTCGAGGTCAATGGCCTCTCGGCTCTGGTCAAGTACCTGAGAACAGTCAACGACAAGTGGATCAAGATCGACCGCTACAGATCCTGTATGGAGACCTGGAAGCATATCGACTTCGATCACTCGGTACGGGAGTTCGAGCGTCTGGCCAAGCTCTTTGGCCCCATGAAAGAGCAGGTCGATTTCATTGTACAGGACGTGATCGAGACCGACGTGGAGATCGGTTATGACGGCTGGTCCGTCGATGGTCTTTTCCCGCTGTCGTCGTTTCAGGGCTACGAAGGGAAGAATGAGACTTACCTCGGGAGAGTCTTGCCGGCTTCGGACATCCCCGAGGAAGTACGTTACGTGAACGAGAAACTGGCTCTCTTGCTCCGCTACTATGGCTACCGAAACTTCTGGTCGACGGAGATCCGCGTGAAAGACGGGGAGCCGTTCTTCATCGACCCAACACCTCGAATGCCCGGCCAGACCGGAGAGCAGTTGATGGAGACCTGTACGAATCTCCCGGATATCATCTGGTCTGGGGCGAATGGAGAAATGATCGAGCCGGAGTTTGCCCATGAATATGCCGTGGAAGTCACATTGCACTACACGGCGGGTAGTTCGGATTCGTGGAAGGGATTTGTCGTGCCGGATTCCGTCTCTCAGTGGCTGAAGCCCTATCACTACTGCCGCGTGGATGGCATGGTGCATGTACTGCCGCACGAGCGTTCCGACGAGGTAGGAGTAATGATCGGAGTCGGGGAGACTGCCGAAGAGGCAATCGAGCACCTGAAGACGAACCTTGAAGAGATCAAGGACGAACCGATCAGTGCCGACGTGCGGGGATTTGTAGATTTACTAGAGAAGATCAAGGTAGCAGAGGAGGAGGGGATGCACTTCAGCGACGAGGAATTGCCGGAGGCGGACGTTGTCCTTTGACGTACATATCCAGATCATCGAAGGCTCCGATCTGGGCCGTGGATTCACCGGAGCCGACTGGTTCTGGGACGAGCAGGGCAACCTACAGGTCCGCGTGTCCAGACTTAACGACTGGCGGAAGGAATTCTCCCTGGCGATCCACGAGGCCGTAGAGGCTGCGCTCTGCAAGCACAACGGAGTTAGCCAGGAGGCTGTAGACGTATTCGACCGCGAGTACGAGAAAATCCATTGGACGGATCTGGATGCCGGTGATGATCCCGATGCCCCGTATCGGCGTGAGCACTGCTTTGCTTCGGCGTGCGAGCGGATGTTGATCGCGGAGTTCGGGGTATCGTGGAAAGAGTACGATGATGATCTTGAGGCCGTAGGTCGGCCCAAGGAGTCTGTATGATGGACGAGGCTATGCTAGAAGAGATGTGCCCCAAGCATCCGGCGGTGCATGTGCCATGCTTTGAGTGTCAGTTCGATGCGGATCGTATTGAGCTGGAAGCTCTAGCAGGGAAAGTCTTCGAGCAGGACTCTCCGATGCCTAGTGCTGCGGTTCGATATATCGCGCATCTACTATCAATGTCCTATCCAGCGTCGGATCATCCAGTTGGTATAGTCCTCAGGAAGATTTCACGGTTCTAGCATGCAACTCTCGGTTGGCTGGATCTGTGACCAGATGATCGGTGGGGACGTTCATGTTTACCCGATGGTTGACTATATGGAGCACGTAAACGACGCCTCGTGTTGGTGCGTTCCGCAGAGAGACGAAGATCCGTACAACTGGGTGCTGATCCACCGCTGCATGATGGAGACACCGCATTCATGAGCGTACCAATCAACAACCACGAGCAACTAAGAGCCTACGGCCGAATGCTTGGTCTCACCGATGAGCAGATGGACGAGATCGAGTCTCGCCCGAAAGTACCTAACCCGATCTTCAAAGATGAGCTTGGACAGTTTAAAGGCATCAGGATCGTAGGAGGAAATAATGGCTGAAGAAAACGTCCTTACGAGCGAGCGAGTACCACCCCCCGACGCAATGTCCTGGCTGGACGCCGAGGATTCGGAGATCAACAAGATTCCCCTGAATCCCGAGGTCAAGAGTGCGGACCTGGGCGGCGTGCCGGCTGAGACTCCTCCCGCAGAAACACCGCCAGCAGAACCGCCTCCGGGTGACGTGGCTCCCCCACCGGCCGAGGAGCCTCCGACCGAGACTCCACCGGCATCCGGAGAGGCAGAACCCGACGATGATCTGGCTCTGGATACGGAGACTCCCGCTACCGAGGTAGAGGGGAAGGCCCCACGCAAACACCCTCGTTGGAGGGACGTACGAGAAGCCGAGAGAGCCCGGAAGGAAGCCGAGCGTAGGTTCGAGGAGATACAGCGAGAGAACGCTCACCTCCGAGGAGTCGTAGAGGGACGTGCCACCGCTCAGCCGACAGTAGTTCAACCGCCGGCAGAGGCTACCCAACCAGCGGACGACGTGGACCCCCTGACGGCAGTAGAGCGCGAGATCGCGACGATGAAGCGCGAGAACGCCGAGATGCGTCAGACCCTACAGGCGCGCGAGCTGGAGAACACCGTCAACAACCAGGAGAGAGATTTCGCGGCCAAGAACCCGGACTACAACCAGGCCCTGGAGCACTACGTCAAGGTGAGACGCACCGAGCTGGAGGAGTCTGGGGAACTGGATACCCTACAGCAAGAGCTATCTGCCCTCCCGCAGAACGACCCACTTCGTGGTCAGGTCATGAACATGATCCGTAGAGGAGTCGACAACGGGCAGACTCAAGGAGAGGCTACGCGGGATGCAGTATTCGCTATCGCAATCGGTGCGGAGCGGAACCGCCTCGTAGCCTCCGCCATGCGTACCGGGAAAAACCCCTCCGAGGTGGTCTACAACCGCGCAAAGAGGGCGGGGTGGCAGACACCCTCGTCGACCCCAGCAAAGCCCGCAGACGAGCCCGTACGCACGCCGAAGCCCTCCAAGGAAGCGATCAGGGAAGCGGCTACGAGCGTGGCGACATTGGCGAGATCGTCCACTCCTCCCCCGAACGGCCGGATGACAAAGAGGCAGCTCATGTCCCTACCCACTGAGGACATGGAGAAGTACATCGACGATCACGACCGTACGGACCCTGGTTGGTACGAGCGGATGCCGAACGATTGACAGTACACGCTAGACAGGAGTAGTCAGGAACTGTCCATTCTTCGTCTCCTTTTTTCCCTCCCGAGCCCCTAGCGCACTCTCACGCTGGGGGCTCACTTCTTCAGGACCTAGAAAGTCAAAAAGCCCGAGGAATTGGCCCCAGGCTTCTTGACGCTGTCTCGTCCGTTCGGATAAGACTCGTTTCGCCCAGAAACGATATGACCAGCCGTATCACCGTACTACTCCCTTCGTCAACTCTATCGCTTCGGGCCGCTCCTCGTCCGTACATCGGACAAGCTGGGGCACGGGGAATTGGCCCCGCTGTCATCCAAGGGGAGACTCTTTCCTCGCCGTACCGACCCGGCAGCGTCCCATTAGCGCTGGCGAGCAGACGACTACAACCCCGGCGGTCGCCCTGATCCGGTGGAGTCGGTGAGCAGGAAGCGGGACAAAATCGAGCCCGAAGACAGAGGTAAGTTCGTATAGGTAGCACGCCTGCCGAAAACTCGCCCATAGAAGCCGGCAGGCCACGAGCCTCTGTTCAGCTTTCTAAACAGCAGAAGTTTAGAGCGTACGTAGCCTAATCCCAGACAAGAAGGGATGGGCGAGCGCTTCTGGCCGGGGTCTATCCAGAAAAAGTGACTCCCAGCTATTGACAAGTCACCCCGAGCCTATGCTAGGGGTGAAACCAGTTACCTCGGACTGCGCGCCTTGAGCGTGTAAAACCGAGGGTGGCTACCAGATCTACGCCGGCCACGCAGCTCAGGCTGCAAAAGAGCTAGAGACGGTGCTCGCATCCCGCGCCTCGAAGTTCCGATGGGGGTGTATGCGCAATTTAGGAGTCTCGCTCAATGGAAACAGTCATTCTTCCCAATGACGCGGCTGCTGTCATAGTATACAGCCACCGCGTTTACTCTCAGGCTCTCCGCTCCTGTCAGGTCGCCAAACTCGGTGCCCTATCGCTGAACCCCCGTGACCAGACCCAATTCGTCCAGTACTTCGACGAGTTGGCGAAGGGTCCAGGCGCTACGCTCAAGTACGATCTTCTCCCGAATCCTCAGGGTCCGGGCGTACTCGGTGACGGGACTGTCGCAGGTCAGGAAGTCCCGCAGAACCCGTTCACCGATTCGTTCATCATCGATCAGCTCCGCCAGCCGATCCTTCTCGTCGGGCGCATGTCGCAGCAACGGGTTCCGTACTCGATGCGCGACGGTGCGAAGACGGGCCTCGCCAACTGGGCCAAGGAGATGCTGGACTACGGCTTCTGCAACCAGGCCGCAGGTAACACCTTCCAGACCACGGTCAACTACACGGGTCTGAATCCGACGTTGGCCCCCACGGCGGATCACTGGATCATCCAGGGCCACGGCACGAACGCTTCGGGCGGCACGGAAGCGATGCTCGGCGCTGGCGATACGACGGATCTACAGACCATCCCGTCGATCGTCGCGATGGCGCGTACCTTCCAGTTTCCGATCAAGCCCGTTGTCATCAAGGGAATTGAGATCGCGGGCGTGCTCTTCCTCCACCCCTACCAGGTCCGGGATCTCAAGAAGAATTTTACTCCTGGTCAGTGGGGAGACATCTACCGGGCGGCCATCCAGGGCGGCCAGGTCACCGGGAACCCACTTTTCACGGGTGCAATCGGAATGCTCGACGGAGTGGTCATCCACGAAGACGCGCACATTCCGTGGGGCGATACGACTCAGAACGTCGTCTTCTCGCCGCAACTCGGCACCACGACTCCGGCACCGAACGCTCTCGGAGCGGCGGCAGTCGGAACGACCAACGTAGCACGCGGCTTCTTCGTCGGCGCACAGGCACTCGCCTTCGCGTGCGGAGCGGCCGATCAGACCGCAGACGGGAAGCCTCTCCGGGTACGGTGGGTCGAGGAGCTTCTGGACGCGGCCAACCAGCTCCGAGTGACTGTCGGTATGGTCTTCGGAATCCACAAGACGCAGTTCAACACGGGTAGCGGGGCTTCGGATTACGCGGTCATCACGTACTCCAGCTATGCCTCTGCGACCGGCGTGTAAGGAGTAATCCATGGCAACGGCCTATTCCGCATCGAACCTGAGTAACCAGCTACGGATTGCCTCCGACGCGAACGACTTCTCCCAGGTCTTCAGCTTCACGGTCCCGGCAGCGGGATTCATCATCAACGACACGGTGAAGCTCTGTAAGATTCCGGGGAACGCCCGTAACGGCATCATCCTCCTGGACATCTTGCTGAACGTACCGGACCTGGATACCGCAACCGGGGTGACGTTGGACCTTGGCGACGGTGGGTTGGCAACCCGGTATCTCTCGGCCAGTACCACGGGCCAGTCGGCCGGAACGCTCGTGACGAAGGACATGGTCACGGCGTCTCTGCCGCATCTCTACACGGCGGACGACTACCTGATTCTCACGATCCATGCGGCTCCTACCACCACGGCGACCACGGGACTCTTCACCGGGTACTGCCGGTTTAACGTGGCGAGCTTCGGGGATCTGACCTAGATGTACGATCGAGTTAGGGCTATGGTAGTCGGCGTGGCAGTCAAGCCGCTCGACAGAGATCAGACCCGCAAAACTGATGCAGCGGGCTTCGATCCTCATCCCGAGGTCGAGACTGGCTATTCTCAGCTACCCGACTACCTGGCTCTAGACGAATTCGTTCATCCGGACGGAGCCAAGCCCGACAACGACTTCTACGGCTTCAAGGCCGAGGAGCGCGCACGAGATCGAGAAGCGGAGCAACGGGAAGCCGATCGGTTCACCCGTTCCCGTCAGAATAGAATTACGACCAGCGAAGCCACCGGAGGCGGACCGCCTCTGTTTGGCGACGACAAGGAGTAACAAATGGCAAAGCGAAATCTCGAACCCGGCATGGATGCCGAACAGCTCGACAAGGATCGAGCCGGCTACAAGACCACGACTACGATGGTGACGGGTGGAGAGGAAGCGGATGTTGGTGAGTGCGCGGGGCCGGAAGTCGGTAACCCGTACTCGGATGACCCGATGGGTGAGGAGAGGTCCATGATTACCTGGACCACGACCGACAATACCGGCGGCTCGGTGGACGGCGGTAAGCCGCTTCCGACTGATACCACGAAGCAAGGCGGGACGATGGCAAAGGTCCCGCAGCGCCGCGATTACTGAGGCGGAGGAACGATGAAGAGACTGATCTGTCTGCTTACGGCGGTTCTCGCTCTCGGTGCGGGTGTGGCATTCGCCGACGAGTCTTGCGCCAATGTGGCTAACACGGCGACTACGGTTCTCGCGGCTGCGAACAACAAGGGTAACGCCCTGTTCATCCAGAACATCGGTGGGACCAATGCCGTTACCTGTTCGGTCGGCGGCACTCCGGTAGCCGTCCAGCACGGCATCTATCTCACGGCGGCGGGCGGCAACGTGACGCTACAGAACAACCCGGTCACGCAATTGTCTGGCAGTGGGCAGTCGCGCGTTCCGGCTGGGGCGGTGAGCTGCATAACCGCGTCGAGCACTTCGTACGTCTGCGTAGAGTCGTGGTAACCCGATGCGGACGAGACTCCTCATCGTAGGGGCTCTCCTCTACGCTTCGTCGGCGTTCGGTCAGGCCATCACGGACGGTAACGGGGGCAGTAATGCCTTCGGCCTACTGCCTCGGTCGATCCTGTCGGATTCGACGGTGACGGGTGATTCGGTCGGCAAGCATGGTGCATACGGCCTGACCCCGGCAGCGACCTTCACGGCTACCCCCACTGCGACGCCAACGAACACGCCCACGCCGACCAGTACTCCGACGAACACTCCGACACCTACGGCTACTCCGTAAGGGGATCACCATGACCGAACCGATGGAAGGCGCGATGAAGCCGATGCGGAGCAAGGCATCGACCAAGCCGAAAAAGGTCAGTGGGCAGATCCCGAAGGGTCCGAAGAAAGACACCAAGCTGACCCACGTCGGTAACCTGAAGCATTTCTAAGATGCACCGTGGCGAATTACGCAGATCTCCTAGGGAGAATCGAACTTGAGTTGAACAGGCGGAACAGTCCGCTTACGACTCAACTCGCCACGACCTACTCGCTCGACCGGATCTATTTCTTCGGACAGAGCGAATTCCTCTTTCCCTCCGAGAAGTCCGATACCACCCTAATCACCAAGTCCGCCCAAGCATTCTACGTGCTCCCGGCCGGAACCCTTTCCGTCAACTTCGTTCGGGTGAACCTGAACGGGACGTGGATTCCTCTTACCCGCGTTCCGGACTACATGACGATGCTGCTCTGGGACGTGACCAACCCCCCGTCTCTGGGCGTGCCGTCGTACTTCGGGCAGTTTGGCAATCAGCTACGAATCTATGTCCGGCCGTCTGATACTTGGACTATGGAGCTGACGGTGGAGTCGCAGCCATTGCCTCCGAGGCTCCCGACTGATTCGAACATCTGGACGAACGAAGCGAGTACCTTGATTGTTCAGAGCAGCCTGGAGGAAATCTATCGGAATGTGCTGAACAACCCAGACCGGGCTTCGATGCATGAGAAGAACAAGCAGCGCGAGCTAGAGATGCTTAGAGCCCAGTCGATGCATCTCCTCGGCCCGATTACGCCGGTCCCGTACCTCTAGTCATGCCCCAGTACGAACGCCGAAAGACTCCGGGGTTCATGCCGGATGCAGATCCGATCTCGAAGAACATTCTTCTCGACGTGGATCTGTTCTACCCGATTAAGAAAGGGGTTAAAACCTTCCCCGGTCTGATCGCCATCACCCCGGCCCTACCCTCTGCATCCCTAGGGGGATTCGTCGGAGAGAACGGCGGTGGAGGTCCGGTCATCGTCGCCGGAACGGAGACCGATCTCTTCATCCTGGAAGCCGGCCAATGGGTTGCTCAGGGCTTGAAGTCCGGTCCCTTGGCTCCCCCGGACCGCTGGCGGTTCACGCAGTACGGCCTGGACATCATCGCGGTCAACGGAGTTAACCCGCCCTACGTTTGCCACAACGGGACGAAGTTCGTTCCGCTTGGGGGTAATCCGCCAATCTCTTCGATAGCGGCCGGGACGGATTTCTCGCTGTTCCTGATCGAGGCCGGGACCGATACGTGGTTCTCGTCGCTCTCGGACGCAATCTGGGATCTGGACATCGCGACGGAGACCGTCTCCGCGTCCCTCTCGTCCACTCCTGGTCCCATCACGGCGGCGTGGGCCATCCGTGGTGGCATGGCGCTCTACAAGCGGTCGGCGCTCTACGCCGCGCAGTTCGAGGGTCCGCCGTTCTTCTGGAAGTTCACCCGGATCTCGAACGTCATCGGGACGCCGATCCACGAATGCGTGGTTCCGGCTGGTGATGTTCACTACTTCTGGGGAGAGGACAACTTCTACAGATTCGACGGCTTCAACCTGGTGGCGATCCCGTCGATGCTTCGGGAGTTCTTCGAGGCGGATCTCGACAAGACCTACGACTACCTCATGTGGGGTGAGTGGGACGAGGATCGAAGCCTCGTTATCTGGCACTATCCCTCGGTCAACGCCGTTCCACGTGGAACCCTAGATAGATTCCTCTGCCTGAACACCGAGAATGGCGAATGGGGCAAGGGTCACGTCGCTATACCGGGAACGATCGTCAACGACGGCGTTCCGATGACCTACGATGAGTTCGGGTCGCTGACCCAGACGTACAACTCGGTCTCCGAAGCAACCTACGATGATCCGTTCTTTGCGGGGACTCCGGGGAGCACGACCCAGGGGACTCTGACGATTGAGGCCCCAATGACGGGTCTTTTCACCATCTCTCAGGGGCTCACGTACGACGAGTTCGGGAGGCTCTACGGGCAGTACAACCTGATTCCGGATATCGCCTACAACAGCGTCGTTCCATTCGGAGCAAGTGGACCGCTTCTGATTGGAGCTTTTCTCACCGATCACAAGCTCTATGCATTCGAAGGCCCTCCGGTCATGGACTCCTCGTTCACGACGGGAGACTTCGGCGATCGTTACCACATGTTCCAGGTGACGCGGCTACGTCCGGGCTTTGCTCTGAACCCAGGGTACGGATGGAGAGGTAGAGGTCTTCACGCAGTACCTTCAGGGCACGACCCCTGAGCTTGCTGAGACTGTGCCCATGAGTCCGGACGGGTTTATGAACTGTACCGTTACGGATCGACTCCTGCGCTTCAAGATCACGGTCTTTGCGGGGGCAACGAACAACCCGGACGGCGGCATTACGTACGCACAGTTCGAGACCTTGTTCGGCATCTACAACGAGATTCCGAACATCGCATACAACGCTCCCCTGTTTGGTTCTCCAGGAACTGTAAACACCGCAGGCAATGCAGAGCTAGCGGACTACGCGATCGAGTTCAGCGAGGCTGGTGAGGTATGAGAATGACCAAACGAATCCTGTTCTTCCTGCTGCTGCCGACGCTAGCCTATGCCGCCCCTCCGGTACGAGGCATTAACCAGCAAGGCACGGCGGGTGCTCCGGTAGCGGTCTCGACGGCTACGAAGGTTGTACCGGGAGACCCCAATCGACTCTTCTACTGCCTGGTTCCCGAAGAGGCAGCAATCCGTTGCGAGTACGGCGGGATCGACGACTCTGCTCCTTCCGCCGCAGCCAATGCTCCGAACCGGACGCCTACGGGCTCTGTCGGCTTCTATATCTCTGGTGGAACGTACTACTGTGAGAGCCGGACGCCATCGGCCACGTGGTCTGACATTACCGTCCAGCGCCGCCTCGATTGCGCGGCGGTCACCGGCACGGTTCACGTCGATACCAACGAACACCCGTAAGTGAACCAGCCTCTAGCCATACCGCAGACGCCCACGATCGAGAACGCGGGGACGCTTGCCAAGTTCCACGATCACACGAATGCGATCCAGCGTATCCAGCAGTTTCTGTCGAAGCAGTCACTTTTTCTGAACAACTACCTTCAGAAGATCCAGTTCCAACTGAATTCCCAGGTACAGACCGTAGGTAGTCCGCTTGCGTCCGCATCTCTCATCAAGCCGACGAACCCGATTCACCACATTACGGGCTCGACGACTATTTCGACGATCAACGCTCCGGGTGGATTCACCGGCCCGCTGATGCTGCTCTCGGATGACGGGTTCTCGTTCGATACGGCGGGGAACATCTCCAGGTCCGGAGAAGTACCGGCCAAGACTCACCTGATCTTCGTCTACGATGGAAACAAGTGGGTGCCGCAGGCGAATACCACCGAGGCGGAGCTAGGTCCGGTCTTCTACAAGGTCGTGTCGGTATCGACAAACTACACCGCAGCGGCCGATGACGTGTACATCTGGGCCGATGCTACGGCGGGGACCTTTGCGGTGACGCTGCCTCCGGTCGCGACGAACGCAGGCCGGTTTCTTGAGGTCGTGAACGTAGGCTCGCTCAATAACGTAAACGTATTCGGGAACGCTGCCGAGACGATCAACGGCTCTAACATGCAACCCGTGACGGTCGGTAGTGGTCTAGCGGTCATCACAGACGGCCTTTCGTGGAGAATCGTTTGAGTACCTTCGCCGAGATCAAAACCACGAAGCTCGACCCGGCATCTGATTCGGAGCCGGCAGAGTTCATCAAGCGTAATGCCGGTGACGGGGCGATAGAGGCTCACGTCATCGGTGGGACGATCGTAGTCACCCCTTCGGGAACCCAGGATGTTAACGTAGTAGAGATCGGTGGCAACGCCGTAACGACCACCATCCCCGTCTCGGGGACTGTTACCGCCACGGGTCCGCTTACCGATGTCCAACTACGCGCTACTCCGGTTCCGATCTCCGGCACGGTGACAGCGACTCCGACTGGGACTCAAGACGTAAACCTCGTCAGCACGATCACGGTTCCGGTATCGGGGCCTCTGACCGATACGCAGCTCAGGGCCACGCCCGTTCCGGTAAGTGGAACCGTCGCCGTGTCGGCAGTCTCAGGTACAGTCGCCGTAACGCAGTCCACTTCCCCGTGGGTCACAAACGATCCCGGCCTACCGAACGCGCTCGGCCAGGCCAACATGGCCGGATCTACTTCGGTGGCTATCGCCTCTGACCAATCGGCGATTCCTGTGAGTGGGTCCGTGACTGTCTCGGGGACTGTCACGGCCAATCTGGGTACGATCGATGGAGCAGCTACTGCTGTTGCTCAGACGGACGGGAGCCAGAAGACTCAGATCGTCGATGACGACGGAACGGTCATCGGGGCGACCGAGATCCTTGCCAAGGATTATCTGAATGTTGCGATCGTTCAGGACATCGAATTGTCTCCCACGAATAGCTCGACGGCGAACTTGGCTGCCGGAGCTACGTTTACGGGAACGTCGTGTACGACGCTTGGCGTTGCCGCAATTCAGATTTCTCTATTCGCCGATCAGAACTGTACGATCAGAGTCGAACAGGCACAGGAAGAGCCAGGCGTTAACTGGGATGTCTTCAACACTTGGAACTATACGGCCTCCTCTGGATCTGACGACGCGGCGAGAACGATACAAGCTACGGGGTCATCGTTCCGGATTCGCGTAACGAACAACGGCGGCTCTCCGACGACGCAGTTCCGGCTGCTCTCGGTCGTTACTCCATACGCCGATGCGTTACCACGCGGCTTGAGTGAACTAGGCAATCTCAAGGTCAGTCTCGAAGAACTGAACAATACGGACATTTCGACCGGCAACGGTACCGCTGATTCGGGTACTCAGCGGGTCGTCATCGCATCGGATAATTCTCCCGTTCCGACGAGCGTATCGAGTCTGCCGCTACCCTCCGGCGCGTCTACTCTCGCGGCACAGGGGACAGGTAACGCATCCCTATCGAGCATAGACGGGAAACTCTCCGGAACGCTCACCGTCTCTGGCACGGTCAATCCGACTACGCCGAGTGTGGTTCAGGCGTTTGTGACGACGGTAGCGACGGCGGGTACCAGGGTGCAGCTAGCGAGTCACGCGGTCATAGCGGGGATACTCCAAGCCCCGTCGACCAATACTGGGCTCATCTACGTCGGGGACTCCACGGTATCAAGTACGGTCTATGGCGCGGAGCTTCAGGCCGGACAGGCTACCGGAATTGCAATCAACAACACGAATGCGATCTGGATAGACGCATCGGTTAACGGCAGCAAGTGCGCTTTCTTGGGTAGCTGATGGCGATACCTCCGTTTGGTTCCGCGCCGACTCCCGACGCAACATCCTCTGTCAAGGGAAAGCTAAAGCTCGCTCAGGATCTCAGCGGAACGGCTGCGCTTCCTACGGTGGTCAGCCTATCGCTCTCAGGCGATACGGCGATCAACCACAAGCTGACGAACGTCACCGATCCGACGAATGCTCAGGATGCTGCTACCAAGCTCTATGTCGATAACGCCGCTTCGGGTGCTGGCCTCTCGAATAAGGGGGCGTCTCGGCTAGCCACTGCGGCTGTGCTACCGACGAACATCTACAACAACGGCACTGCGGGAGTCGGCGCTACTCTTACTGGGGTATCGTTCGGGGCGCTCACCGTAGACGGCGTTGCGGTTGCTCTGAACGACCTGATTGTTGTCAAGGATGAGGTCGCACAGGCCAATAACGGTATCTACAAGATGACCACTCTCGGCACGGGGGGCATTCTTTACGTGCTGACCCGCGCGACGAATATGGATCAGGCTACCGAGATCGGGCAAGCCTACTCATTCATCACGGCTGGGGCGACCAACATCAACACGAGTTGGAACGTCAACTCTGGCACATACGTCGTCGGAACCACGGCTATCGTCTGGAACCAGTTTAGTGCCGCGCCGACATTCGTGGCCGGGGATGGTCTGGCTCTTTCGGGTGTGACCTTCTCGGTGAACGTGGACACGACCACGATTGCGATCGTAGCCGATACTCTCGAACGTGCGGCTCTAACGGGAGATGTTACGGCTAGTTTGGGGGGTGCGGCTACTACGCTCGCTACGGTCAATAGCAACGTCGGAACTTTCGGATCGGCAACCACAGTGCCGGTCATCACGGTGAACGGGAAGGGCCTGACGACGGCAGTGACGACGGCGACGATAGTGGCCGGAGCGTCCGAGACCTTTGCCTTCTTCAACGGGAACTGATGCAACTTACAACTGGAAATACGCTGAACGGGAAGGCCGGATCTAACTCGGCAATCACGTTCACGATCACCGGAGACCGGAAGGCTAGCGGAGTCGATAGCTACGAAGTGCTCGGACAGGGAGTGCTAACGACCTCTGCCGCTGCACTCCTGACCACAAGCCCAGTAGCCGCCTCGACGCAGCTACTAATCGCAGTAATCGAACTGGCCAATACGACAGCTTCTCCGGTGACAGGCGTCACTTTCTACGTGAACGGTACCGCATCGACGAATCAGGTAAACGGCGGTCTTACCATCCCGGCCAATGGCTCAGCGGTCTACGGGAAGGGTATCTGGCAGGTCTACGGGAGCGATGGGTCTCTCGTCACGACTGTGACCATGACTCTGACCGGAGACGTGACGGGCTCGGGCACGTCGTCCATCGCGACCACCATCGCTAACAACGTCGTCTCGAATGCGAAGATCCGGCAGGGTGCGGCACGTACGGTCATCGGCGTCACCGGGAACGCTACAGCCAACGTGGCGGACATCCAAGGCGGTACGGATCAGGTGCTGCGGGTGGATAGCGCCGGAACGACGCTCGCGTTCGGAGCGATTGATCTGTCGAAGACTGCTGCGGCCGGCGGAGTGCTTCAAGCCGTGTCCATGCCTGCCCTCACGGGCGACGTGACGAATAGCGCCGGGAGCCTGTCCACGTCGATCGCCAACTCCGCTGTGACCAACGCGAAGATGGCGAACATGGCGGATCAGACCGTCAAGGGGAACGTATCGGGCGGCTCTGCGGCCCCGGTCGACCTGACGGCTACTCAACTAACGACGATCCCGAATGTGGCCACGACCAGCCTGAAGGGGCTACTGGCGGCGGTCGACAAGAAGAAGGTCGACAATCTCTACTACGACGTAACGGCCAACTCGATTGCCACGCTGGTTGGCGACGACTCGACGGACAACCTCTCAGCTTGGAATACGCTATTCGCCGCCCTACCTGTCGGCGCTACCGTCTTTTTCCCGACCGGCACGTTCCGATTCTCGGGTGACATCGCGATCACCGCCGACAAGCATCTGAACATCCGTGGCTCGGGTAAGTATTCGTCGACTATCAAGACGACTTCCGCGACGGCCAATGGCTTCACGATTAGTGGTGGGCAATACTGGTACAACACATTCTCCGATCTCCGCTTCGAGACGACCGCCAACAAGACGGCGGGAGCGGCGATTCTTATCTCCACCGTGGGACTGTCAGCCTCGTCCCAGCAAGTCGGCATCAACATCTATCGGTGCTCGTTCTCAAACTGGTTCAAGGCGATCTACTGTAACGGCGACAACGTTGGGCAAGGTCCGGGGAACTTGTCAGTCTGGGAGTCGCTCGACATCTCGATTCCCGGCAGCACGGGATCTCCAAATGCTCGTGGCCTGCATATCAACGGCGGCGGTACAAACCTCGTCTGCTCGAACTCGACCATCAATCTCGGCTTCCCTCCGTTTCAGGTATCCGGGACGGCGTGTATCGAAATCAACATGTCAGGCGCGATTCAGTTCACGAACGGGGAGTTCATCGGCGGCACGAACACGCTCCTGCTGAATGCGAACTTCGGTGGCACGTCGTCGATTGCTGCCGTCTATGCGACGAATTGCTTCTTCGACCAATCCGCTGGCTCGACCATCAAGATCACGGGAGCCAACGTCACGAACCGCTGTAAGTTCGTCCAATGCGGCATCACGGGCGGCAACGTAGCGGGACCGACTGCGGTGGAAATCGCATCCACCGGCACGGGTGCGGCGGGTACGGCCACAGCAGCGGCGGACGGCATCGACTTCTTCGACTGTGATATCTACCCGAATAGCGGCTCGGGAACGCTGAACGGCTTCCTCATCACCGGGGCGCAGGGCGTGAACATATCCGCATGTCGCATTTCCGGCTGGACAAACGGTATCCAGGCTACCCCGGCAGTGTCGGCGGGATATACGAAGATCGTCGTCACGGCTTGCAAGATGGGCGCGACGAACAACTTCACCACGCCCAATACCGTTGGCGTACTGCTGAACGCTGGATCGTTCCAGTACGGCATCATCGAAGTGAGCGATAACGACTTCACGGGCTCGACCACTCCCCTTACCGACAATTCCACCATCGGTCCGACTGGATTCAAGAACATAGGAAACAATATCGGCGTATCCACGACGGGAAGCCTTCCGGCACTGGCGTCAGGCGGGGCTACCCTACTTGCAGGTAATGGGCGCGGCGCAGTTACGGTTAGTACGACGGAGACCTTCCTAGCGACGTTTCGGATTCCAGCTAATGGGGTGCAGGTCGGCGACATAATCGAAATCACCGCGATCTTGCAATCGTCCTCTACGGGTACCCTCATAGCGCGGGCTCGTTGCGGGACGGCTGGGACGATAGCCGGAGATACGATCGTCAACGTGCCGACAGCGGCTTCGGCGGCGGGAGTGGCGAACGGGACGTGTATCGTCAAGGCGTACGTATATGTCGTAGCACTCGGGGCCACTGCCACTGTGTTCGCGGCGGTTCAAGGAACACTGGCGGCGGCGGCTTTCCATAGCGCGACAGCCGATGCCCCGGCGAACGTCGTTACTACAGCGGCATGGTTCGTGACGTTCTCGGCGACCGCATCGATTGGAACGTACACGGTCCGAGCCTTGAGGGCGAAGTTCATCTGATGGATGAAAGTCAATAGCCGTGATAGAGAGCGCACCTAGCATGGATACCGCCGTCGTCCAGGAGCTTCACGAGTTCACGATCGAGAAGGTCACGCACCAGACCCTGATGGGTGCTTGGGCGTACGTCCGGAAGGGGCTCGTGAAGGTCAAGGCGAATAGCCATGCCGTTACCTGGACCCCGGAACAGGTGAAGCGCGAGGTGGTGAATCACTTCCTCGGGCAGAACGGGTGCGAGTTGTTCCTCTGCAAGCGGGGAGAGCGAGTCGTCGGGTTCTACATCATGATCCCGTCGTTCGACCCATTCTTGCAGCTTAACTACTCGTGGACCGTCTGGGTCATGTATGCCTCGGAGCCGGGAGTTCTGGATGGCTGCGCGGAGCCGATTGCCAGCGCGGCACGCGAGCGTGGGTATGCGGCGATCGATTTCATCACGTCTCAGGACGTGGTTGCGAAGAAAGCCTCAAAGCACGGCTACAAACGGATACAGGTGCTTTGCCGTAAGGACTTGGAGTACTAATGGGCGGGATCTTGGATAGCCTCCTCGGAGGCGGTAGTTCCGGTGGCGGCTCTACGAATCCTGACGGTACCTCGAACGTCACCGCGACGACTACGACCGATCTCCCCGATTGGCTTAAGGGCGATGCGATCAACTTTCTGAAGATGGTTGAGGGTCTGGTCGCTCCGGGTGGCCGACTGGCGCAGTTCCCTCAAGGCCTGAATCAGCAGGTAGCGCCGTTTACGCCGTACCAGAACACGGCCTTACAGGGTTTCGGAAACATCACTCCTCAGGCGACGGCTCTCACGGGAGCCGGTGGCCGGATGCTCGGCGATACGCTCTCTGGGAAGTACCTGGACCCGAATACCAACCCCTACTTGAAAGCGACGTACGACCAGGCCGCTCAGGGAGTCACCGATCAATACCGGACGGCGATTGCTCCCTCCACCATGGCGTCTGCTCAGCTCTCAGGGCAGATGGGCGGGTCTGCGTACAACCAACTGAAGAATATGGACCAGTATTCGCTAGGTCAGAACCTCAACAACCTAGCGACGGACATCTACGGCGGAAACTACCAGCAAGAGCGCCTAAACCAGCTTCGCGGGGAACAGATGCTTCCCGCGACCACAGCGGCACTCTATCAGCCGTACTCGGCTCTCTTGGGCGCAGGCACTTTCCAGCAGCAGCAGAATCAGGACGTGCTGAACACGAACTACGCGAACAACCTAGCTCAGGCTGAGTGGCCGTTCTCCTTGCTGTCGTTCTTGGGAAGCGCCCTAGGTCAGGCCGGAGGCGGTACGGGTACGTCTACTTCCATGTCAACCATTCCGAACCTGAATCAGGGTGGCAATACGGCCGGAGCACTTGGGGCCGGTTCGTTGATCGGTGGTGCTCTCCTTCCGGGTCTCCTGAGTTCTCTCGGGTCGATCTTCGGTGGTGGTGGAGGAATGGGAGGCGGTAAGGGCGGTGGTGGTCTCGGCGGCGGTGGATTGAGCTTCTTCTAGGGGAAAAGAACTGTGTCTCACAGCTTCCTTCAGAAGTTAATTGGAGTTGGCCAGATCGTCGGCGGCGGTTTCGGCGAGATTTACGGTGGTGCCTATGGTGCTGGTGGCGGGTCTGGCAACATGATCGGCCAGGGTATCGCCAACCTCCAAGGCAAGGACACTGAAAACTGGTGGCACCGTAAGGGTGGCTTCGGTCAGGACGTGCTGAGTTCGTTCGGTATGGGGAGCGCAGACAAGAACTACGATCCCAATACCCCGCAGAACAAGTACGGAGCAATCGGACAAGGCATCGGTGGTCTTCTCGGCGGTGTGGCTGGCGGTCTAGGTGGTGGGGGCGGAGGAGGATCGTTCACAAGCGGCGGTGGTGGAATGGGCTACACAATCAATCCAGGCCAAGACCCTAACGCTTTGGTTCTGACCGCTTCTCCTTCGGCTACTGGTAGCGGTGGAGCGGGCGGCCTCGGAGGTATTCTGGGTGGTCTCGGTGGTGGTGGAATGGGTGGTGGAAAGGGAGGAGGTGCCGGTGGTGGTGGAGGAATGGGCGGAGCCGGCGGCATCATGAACATCCTAAAAATGCTCGGCCCGATATTCGCTCAGGGGCAGGGCCAGATGGGACAGCAGCCCCGTCCGCAGGGACCGATGCCGATGCCTCAGGTTCCGCAGGTTCCACAGCGACAACCACAAGGTCAGATGACCGTTCCGCAACTCGGTGGGAGCGTGAATCTAGCAAGTATGGGTACTCCACTAGCCCGGTATCGGGCTCTGATTGGTGGAGGTAGCTGATGGGCGACCAGAGCATGCAGTACATCCTGCCGCTGGTCATGGCCGGTGTAACCAGCCGAGCCATGCAGGGCGGAAACAGTTACGGCAGTTCTAGCCTAGGAACCAACACCTACGCCGATGTAGCGAGTATCCCGTCGATCACGGGTGGTGCGAGCGGCCTCGGGGCAGACCCCAACACTCTCCAGATAGGTTCGGATTCGAGCCTAGGAACGCCTACGGGCGGCATGGACATCGGCTCGGCTCTCGGCATTGGTTCTCCCTCCGGAGCGTCTGGTGGAGGCTCAGGTGGTGGTCTAGGGGGTATGCTCGGTGGGCTCATGGGCGGTGGACAGGGCGGAACGGCCGGGGGACTGCCGATGTGGCTGGCGTCGGGACTTTCTGCCCTCGGGAAGATCGCTCAGCAGAAGCAGGAGTTCGACCAGAATCTCGCCCTCACGGCGATGCGGAGACAGGCTCCGGAGGCGCGGACCGAGGGTGGAGTTACCAAGCCCCCGAGTCTCGGCTCTCCGCTGGTTGTCGGCTCGGTCTCCCCAGTCGAACGCTACTCCATGATCCTGAAGGGACTTGTCTGAGATGCCTACCCCTTCGCTTACGAACCCGACGAATCAACCGGGAATGGGCCTTGGCGATCTTCTCAGCCTCGCGGTCCCTGCAATCTTCGGAGCCGCCACCGGGGGCGGAATCGGCGGAGCCGGAGCAGGCGTCGGAGCGATGGCGGGACTCGGAGAAGCCGTTGGGCAGCGCCAAGAGCTAGCCAAGAACGAGGCCGATACCAAGTACAAGCAGGCCCTTGAGCAGGAAGCCGAACAGCAGGCTCAGTCCTTGGAGATGAAGCGAGGGGAGCTGGAGAAGCAGATTAAGAACCGGGACAAGATCATCGAAGACAATCCGAACATGGACGCGAGCGAGCGGCAGATTCTGCTCCAAGACCCCGAGAAGTGGGTCACGATGAACATGCAGAAAGCTGCTCGACCTGGGCTCATCAAGCAAATCCAGATGCGCTCTCCGGGGACTCAGATCGACGCCGATTCTCTCAGTACGCTCCCTTACGATGATCTTCATGACATCTTCGCGGCCTCCCTCAAGGGCGCGCAGTGGATTCCGCAACAACTGACCATGCCCGATGGGACCAAGGCAAATATTCTCGCCGGAACCAACGGACAGGTGAAGGTGCTTCCGTCGTCGGCTACGGGGGCGAATCTAGCTCATACGAGCGGAACGAAGATGGTCGGTGGGGTCCAGCACAAGACCGAAACCTTCTTCAATCCAAAGACCGGAGAGCCGGTCCGCACCGAAGACGTAGGCCCCGAGAAGTTGCTCGCGAATGAGCGACAGGCACTGGAAGCCGAAAGAGTCGGGCTCCAGCAGTCCGAACGCCTTTTGGACAACCTCGATCAGATCGACGAGAAGGACGTAGCCAAGATGGCTACCGAGGGGTGGAAGTACAACAACTCGACGATTGCTGGCCTTGCGGGTCAACTGACGGGCGGGAAGATCGGCGGGTTCGACCCCAAGTACGTAGAGATCTTCACCAACATGGGTCAGCTGGAGGCGTCACTTCAGAGGGCGCTCACCAATGGCCGTGTGGCAAAGGAACTCTACATGCGGCTCATCCAGCATGTTCCGCACGTCGGGGAACCCCCGGAGATCACGTACGACAAGCTACATTCGCTGGTCTCCGACAAGGGCCTGATGAAGCAAATGCGGGACGCGATCTCTTCGTCTGGGGACGCAGTCGATTCGGCTCTCCAGGGCGGCGCTCCGTCCAAGAAGTCCGAAGGGCCAGAATCCTACAACTCCGTAGAAGCCTTCAAGAAGGCACATCCGAACATGGACCTGGAGCCGGTTGGGCCGTAGATGGCCGACGCGGGCGACATTGTAGAGATCGGCGGCCAGAAGTACCGCGTCAAGGGCAATACCTACGACACTCAGCTTAGTCCCGATGACGAAGCGGCCTTCAAGGAGTGGAAGGCCAAGTACGCCCCGAATGATTCCGGGGAGGACTACGACCTACGGGGGGCGTTCAAAGACGGGCTCACACCGACTCTCGGGCAGCATGGCCCGGACACGTACAAGAAACCGAATCACCCGACGTTCTCGGTTGAATCGAAGTACGCAAAGGACCGCCCTGATCTAGCGGGTCGATGGGTCGACGATGCATACGTCCCTCCTCCAGGGACTACACTAACAGCGGAGCGTAGAGCGGCCATTGCTCGCGCTGGAGACAAGGTTCAGGAACTCCAAGGAGCGCCAGCTCCCCGTCAGGCTCCATCACAGGCTCAACCTACCGAAGTCCAGATGCCCATGGTTACCATTGCGGGCAAGTCGTATCGGATGAAGGAAGATCCCGCCGCCGTGACGGCAGAACGTCAGAAGCGTATCGACGACATCTTCGCCGCCGACAAGGCCAAGGACGAAGCCAAGTCCCGAGCCGAGAGCGGCCTTAACGTTCCGCTGCTCGGAAAGCTGAATCTTCCGACAGCCGGTGGAATGATCGGCGCGGGTCTCGGATCTGGGGCAGCGAGCATTCCGTTAGCCGCCGCTGGCGGTGCTCTCGGTGAAGGCGCGGATCAGCTACTCCGTAAGGCTGCTGGTCAGGAGCCCACCGAAGGTGGCTCCAAGATGGCCGCCGAAGGGGCTATTCAGGGCGCAGCTCAGGGCGTTGGTCTTGGAGTAGGCAATCTCGCCGGGAAGGTCATCGCGGGTGTCGGACCTCCGGCTGCTCGTGCGGCGCTGTTCCTAGCCGAGAAGGCCGGTATCCCGGTCACCGCCGAGAAGCTACTAGACTCTCCCGCCGCTCAGTGGGCGGCTGCGTTCGCTCGGAAGATCCCGATTGTCGGTGGCCCGTTCCGCAGCATGGAAGGGAAAGCCGGAGAAGC